TCAAGGAGTTCCGTACCACGAACTGCCGCCGGTCCACGCCTTGCTGAGTTTCAGAAAGTCGCGATCCACCCTTACTCCGAATCCGTCTCGATAAACCCGGACGCCTGCGAGCGTTTTCACGATTGCACGGAACTCCTTGATGCTGGCAAAGGCGGCAAGGTCTGGGGTTCTGCTGAGATCGAAAGAGTCAAGCTCCGCCCGAAACGGGCCAGGGCTTACAGGGTGGAGCTCCGCGTCAAGGGCGACCTTGTTCAGATCTTCAAGTGCAACGGCCTGGCGGAACACCGTGAACCAGGCAGCTGATGGCGAGGATGCGACTGAGAACGGATACTCTTCAGCCCGGCTTTGCAGCTTGACAAGAAGTTGTGTCCCATTGTTCGCCCTGACTTCTTCCTCGAAGATCGCTTTGCGGGTTTTGTCGGACGGCTCCAACTGCCGGAGCTTGGCCCGCCCCTGCATCGTCATCTTAGTGCCGTCGAACGCCAGAGAGAATGTGGTATCGGCCTGCTGTCGTAGGCGCTTCGCGACTTTTGCCAGATCAAGTTTGACGCCGTCAACTGTGATGAAGAGTTCAAAAGCGCTGATGCCTTCGAAAGGAGACACCAGCTCGGCCAGTTGCTCTTCGAGCAGTTTCTTGGCTTCCGGGCCCTGCCATCGTTGTGGGTCCACAAGCTCGGAAAGCATGAGGGTTGTTCCTGAACGGCGGGTGGCCTTGCGCTCAATTGGGCCTTGTATTGGCACGTTAGTGAGTCGCGTGGCGTTGTTAAAGTCCGCCCACGAGAACCCGACATGTTGTTCAGACTTGTCGTCCGACGACACTGAGACCAGCTCGACATTCATGGCAAGACGTTGGGAGCCAAGGCGCCCAAGCCCCTTGTCGCCCAGCGGCGTCCTCTTCAATGTCGCAGACGCCCCTGATTGCTTCAGTTGACGCTTCACCGAGTTTGACACCACGAACCAGCCGTTGCGAATGGAGTCCAGGTTCATCCCATCGCCGTCGTCGGTGATCTTAATGAATCCGTGGGCTTGAGGGTAGAGGCTTTCGGGGAATAGTGTGGCTGGCGAATCCTGGGTATCCACCTGAACGTGAGCATACGTGGCATTGGCGTCGTAAGAGTTCTTTATCAACTCGATCAGCGCCTGCACGTCATCGCTAATCAAATCCGCACCGAGTTGGAAGATCACCGAGGGGTGGACATCGAAAGAGAGCTTCGTCTGGGTCATGAGGTCCTAGTCGCTGTCCTTTCGGAAGACGAGGATCGTCTCTGTGCCCATCGTCGCGGTGATGCTGTTCTTTAATGGCATACGCTTCGTAGGAATGTCGCGGGCAATGTTCGCAATCTGGACGACCTTCTTGTGGTGGAGAAGTTCGGTCAAAATCGCGTCCAATGGCACCGGGCGCCTGGCGACCTGCCTATTACCCACGGTCCAGATAAGGTATGCGTTACGCCCTAGAAGGCTCAGGATCGGGTCAAGCGTGAGATCCAGATCCTTGATAAAGGCGGCTACTCGAGTACGCCGATCGATTGGCTCCTTGCTCAATGCGTCCAGGGTTGCAGCAAAGGCCGGAGAGCGGTCCCGCAGTTCAGCGGTCTTCTTGATCGCATCGCGTCCCCTGCCGCCGAGGCTACGGGCATCGATCTCATGAGTCGTCTTGATATATTCAGAAGTAACGTCCGGGTCAATGTCTGAGAGCTCAATCCATTGGAGGGGCAGATAGGCGTGCTGGCCGTACGGAACAGTGGTCACGTTGTCGCCATAGGGCGGAGACGTGATGAGGAGGTCGTAGAGATTGTCGCCGTTACGTCTGTCTATCCTTGCATCGTGCAACTGGACATCGACCGTTCCATTATAATGGCCGCGTCGAAGGTGGTCGCCTTGTCGGAGCTCTTTCGTCAAGGCGTCCAGGCTATCCAGATTGTTAGCCAGAACGCCTTTGAACGTGTCAACAGGTTTCACGTTCCGGGTGGCGCGCTCTGTCTCTGGCCGGATATGCAGCTTGAATGTAGACGTACGTGAGTTGCTGGTTGTGCGAACCGTCTCCGCAAGCGCTATCCAAAAGAAGCGTCGCGCCCACAACGACGACTCATGTTGGATTGCCCGTCTGAGCTTGCTCAGCTCGATGCAGGCATCTTCGCTGAACCATTTGTCTCTGCCTGGAAACGCCACCTCAATGCGCTGTTTCTTGTCGCTCTCGATCCGCTTCAAGAGTTCCACAGCCTTCTCTCGCATCGCTTCGGGAAAGAACGGCCCTTGTTTTACCTTGCATAGGAGAATGGCAACTGGGTTGATGTCCCGCGCAAGAAAATTGCGGCCTTGTAGCATAGCTTCTGTGAGGACCGTGCCTGAGCCTGCGAAAGGATCGAAAATGGACTTGACGGATGGTTTCACCTTCACGATAGTGCTGATAAGGTCCGAGATCATCTCGGGTACCATCATCGCTGGGTACTGAAAATAGCCGTGGGAGTGCTCTCGTGCAGCGTTGCCCCTAAAGGACCAGTAGTCTGAATCCTCGCGTGTGTACGCGCTCACTCGTCGGCAGAGATCTGCGTCCAGCGTGGTCGCGGTGCTGAGCGTTGGTGGTGACGACAGATGCATCTTGTGCCGGTACGCTCTCCAGAGAAGTCTATCCTATCCTATTGAGAGGGCGCAACTTCCAGGGGCGTGAGATCCTTGTGAGTCGTTCGGAAGCTCTGCTCAAGTCGATACTTGTTCGTTAGGGAAGGGTTTGACCGATCTGCGGGACTAGAGGCCCTTGCTCCCCGACAGTTGGTATTGCCGAACGCGCTTGCCGGACTGCTGGTTCAGCGAACTTTGCACAACCGAAATCGCGCGCTGCAACTCCTGGACGGAACGGTAGGTCATGCTCCGTCCCTCGAATGTGACCGTCAACGTGCCGGAGGCCAGCGCCTCCTGCAGGGCATCCAAATGACTCTGCGTATACGCCATGGCAGCTTCCTTTCAGAACCGGCCCCACGTCCGACGCCTGGGCTGGCGCGGTTGCGGCTGCGGACGCGACCCGGCAGGCGCGGCCGGAGCAGCCGGAGATGGTTTCTCCGGAGCCTTCGGCACACCCATGCGGTCCTCAATCGCCCGCCAGTGTTTGTCCTGGTAGCGATCCAGCCCGATCCTGCTCGCCGCCGCGCGAGCGTAGATCCGGCAATCCAGGGCCTCGTTGCGTTCGCGCATTTTCTGCCATTCGTGACGCCGGTAGCCTTTCACGATCTTTGTGACCAGTTGCTCGGCGGTGATCTGCTTGAAGTACTCCTCGCTGTAGCGCGGGAAGTGGCAGTAGCCAGGCGGAAACGAAACGCCCTTCTCCAGATCCTCGTCAGTAGGCCGCTCCAGGCGCAGCCAGCGGTACAACTCCTCTTTCGCCATCCCGGAGTTGACCGGCCAGACCTTCACGCCCCGCTTGATCTTCGCGCCGAGGGGTCCGACTTCAATCGGCGCGGGATTGCCCAGGAGCGCTGCCGCGCGCGAGTCGCCCTTGATCACAACCACGCGATGGCCCTGTTTCCGGGCCCACTGGTAGACCTCCGTCGCGGCGTACCCGGAATCCACCGCGAGTTGTGTGATCGGCACTTCGAGACCGCTTGCGCTCGTGAATGTTTCATTCAGCAGCCCGGTGAGCCTATCCCACACCTGCGGGCGCGACGTGTCGCCTTCGAGCACCCGGTAGTCGACGGACCAGGACTCCTTCCCGCGCCCCCAGGCGACGATCTCGACCTCGATGCGATCCTTCTGGACGTCCGCACCAGCTGTAAGGAACAGACCGCCACGGGGGATGATGCCGGTCTTGAACTCCTCGCGCCGGTCGTAGAGTACCTTCCAATCCGGGGCCTCGCCCAGCATCGTCCAGGTCTCGCCGAGCACGGTGTTGACGAAGACTTGGAGCAGCGAGGAGTTCTTTTGGGCCTGCTCGAACTGCTTGGCGGCGTCGCCCCATGAGAACCAGCCAACTGGACTGTACAGGCTGGAGATATGGAAGCCCGCCGTCCTGCCATCGCCTTTCGCGCCGGCGCGCCACTCGCCGCGCGGCAGCATCGACTGCTTCTGGTGGTTGCGAATCTCCTGGCCGCAGTGCTCGCAGATGTAGACCGCGCTCTGCGGATCGCCCTTGGGCCACCGCAGTTGCGCGAACTTCAGGATCTGAAAGTCGCGGCACGTCGGGCACGGCACCCAGTACTTTCGCTGGTCACTATCCTCATACGCCGTCTCGATCCGGCTCATGCCGGTGATCTTCGGCGTCGAGACCAGAAACACCTTGCGGCGCGCGAACGTCCGCGTGCGCGCCATCGCCAACGTGATCGGGTCGCCTTCGCCTTCCACATCGCCGGGATAAGCGTCCACCTCATCCAGGAACAGGTACCGAGCCGCCATAGACCGGAGGCCGACCGCGCTGTTCGCGCCGGTCATCACCAGCACGCCGCCCGGAAAATCCTTCGACAAGACCGTGTTGCCGGAGTCGCGCGACCGGGGATCGCGAACGAGCTTTCGCAGGACCACCGACTCCTCGATCAGCGGCTCGATGCGCTGCTTCGAATTGCGCTTGGCCATCTCGACGGTCGGCTGGACCGACATCATCGGGCCGGGAGCCTGGTGGATGACGTATCCCATCCAGTTGTTGCCGCACTCCGTGCCGCCGATCTGCGCCCCTTTCATGAACGCCACACGCTCGATCAGCGAGGACGGCGAGAGGCAGTCCATGATCTCGCGCAAGTAGGGCGTGCGCTCCGTACGCCAACGCCCGTGCTCTGCCGATGCGCGCTGAGAGAGCCAGCGGTAGCGGTCGGCCCACTGCGAAATCGTGAGCAGCGGGTCCGGTCGCGCGCCAGCCGCGGCGGCGGCAGCGTAGATCTCTTCAGCCGTTAGATTCGTCGGCAAAATCATTCAGGGCCTTCCGGATCTCAGCCGTGAGAAGCGCATGCACGGTGGCCTCGACGGTCTCGGCGGCAAGCATCGCCGCCAAGCGGTCGGGGATATTGATCATCGCGTCGCGAAACTGCCGGAACTTGTTGTAAGCAGCGACCTGGACCTCTTCGCCCGAGACGAGCTTCGCGATCCGTTCCTCGTAATCGATCTTGGCGAGGCGCGCCTGGTAGTGCTCCCGCACCGCCCGCGCCTTCGTATACTGCGACGCACCAAAGACCTCCGCGTCGTCTTCCGGTTGCTGGCCGCGCCGGTCCACGGGTGGCGCTTGGGTTTGGGTGTTGCGCGCCCACTCCGCGTCGGCAGTCTCGGAATCGATCTGGCCGTTCTTCAACGTGTGGATGCGACCAGTCCCGATGGCCTTCTGGACGGTGCTCACAGAGACTCCGCGCTGCCGGGCGTAAGCCCGCTGGCTCATTACTGGCATGCGTTTATTCCCGAAAATAGCCCTTGCCTTCCGGGGCCACCGGAGTGATGAATCGTCATGCGCGGATCAACCGCCAAAAGGATAAACACCACCATGAAGAACGCAGAAGCCACCAACACCACCGAAACCGCCGCCGTTGCGGAACAGGGCGCGCAGGTCGCGCCGGAGAAGGCCGCCTCGAAGAAGGCTGCCAGCCAGAAGAAGGGCGCGCCCAAGGCCAACAAGGGCGCGAAGAAAGCCGCCAAGCAAGCCAAGGCCGCCCCGAAGAAGCAAGCCAAGGAGAAGGTCACCGGCAAGAAGGCCGCCAAGGTGAAGGAGGCCAAGGTGCCACGCGAGTTCTCGAAAAAGAGCATCGTCCTGGACCTCCTGCGCCGCGCCAAGGGCGCGACGATGGCCGAGATCGCCAAGGCCACCGACTGGCAGAACCACAGCATCCGGGGCTTCATCAGCGGAAACCTGACCAAGAAAATGGGCCTCACGGTCGAGTCCACCAAGAACGAGGCTGGCGAGCGGACCTACAAGGTCGCGAAGTAGGCACGCCTGCCTCCAAACCAGCCGCCTGGAAACGGGCGGCTTTTTTTTCGGCCTGTCGCGATTATCTTGTTGCTTTCCGACGCGACCAGAGTGATGAATCGAGGTGCCATGAAACACACCACCAGGAAAACCAGCAAGCAGCAGCCAACACCGGGCGCGGCGAAATCCACCCGGAAACAGGCGCTCGACGCAATCGCCCGCAACCTGCTCGACATCGAGTCGCTTACGCCGCAGGGTCGAGACCGGCTCGATTTCCACGAGATCCACGTATCGCTTCTTCGGCGCGCGATGGAAGAAGCCTGGAAGGCCGGGGCCAGATACCACCTGGGGCGGGCGCGAAGGGCGAAGTAAGCACCTCGGCCTACAAAGCAGCCGCCTGGAAACGGGCGGCTTTCCTGCTTCTGGGCGCGATTATTCCCTTGCTTTCCGGGCGCACCGGAGTGATGAATCGTCATGCAAGGAGATCAACCAGATGGCACGAACCAAGAAGCAGACCAGGAGCTACAACGGATTTGCGATCCCGCTGCAGCCCGACACCGAACTGGGCCTGGCGATGCTGATCGCCGAGGACGAGGAAGGCCACCACGAGCCGGTCGCAGTCGCCAGCACGATCAACGAGGCGAAGGAGATCGCCGAGAGCGACCTCCGCGGCCGGATGCGCCGCCTCGATCACGGAGCCGATCCGGGAATCTGCCCGTACACGTACAAGCTCTGGGCCCGCGGAATCGACGGCGACTACCGCATCGCCTACGAGATCAAGGACCTCCTGAAGTAGGAACGTCCCCGCATTTCCGCAGAGCTTGCCAATCGCCGCCTCGCCGCAGGCGGCGTTGCTCGTCTTGGATGATCCGCAACTCCGCCGACCAGTCCGCGAGGGCCAGGCACAGCCCTTGAAGGTCGGGATTCCCGGCGCGGATCTCTGTTTCGATTGCCGCAATCTCCTTGTGGCACCGTTCCATTCAAACCGCATTCTTTAGCCGCTCCGGCGCAACATCATCGAAAGTCCCGCCGCCCTCGAGAACCGCCTTGCCGCCCGTGTAATCCTGCCACCGGCGCACGATCACGTCACAGTACTTCGGGTCCACTTCGACGACGCGCGCCTGGCGGTTGGCGCGTTCGCACGCGATCAGCGTCGTGCCCGACCCGCCGAAGGGATCGAGGATCGTATCGCGGGTCTTGCTGCTGTTGCGGAGCGCACGCTCGACGAGTTCCACTGGCTTCATGGTCGGGTGCTCCAGATTCGCCATGGGCCGCTTGATGAACCACACGTCGCCCTGGTTCCGGTCACCGCACCAGAAGTGCTGCGTCCCGTCGCGCCAGCCGTACAGGATCGGCTCGTACATCCGCTGGTAGTCCGACCGGCCCAGAGTGAAATGGTGCTTAGCCCAGATCACGAAGGTGGACCAGTGGCCGCCGGCGTCGGTGAACGCTCGGAAAAGCGTGTGCAGTTCCGACGAACTCATACACACGTAGATGGCGCCCTTTGTCATAGCGAGCATGTTGGCCGAGGCGTCTCGCAGGAACTCATAGAACTTGCCGCCGAGAGCATCGTTGTCGATGGTGAGCTTCTTCGCCGTCTTGCCTTCATATGCGACGTTGTACGGCGGATCGGTGAACGTCATGTCGGCCAGCCCGCCAGCCAGGACTTTTTCGATGTCGGCCATCTGCGTGGCGTCGCCGCAGAGCACCCGGTGCTGGTCGAGGATCCACACGTCGCCGCGCACCGTGACGATGGCCTCCTGCTCGGCCGGAACGGCGTCCGGATCGGTCAGCCCGTCCTGCGTAGTCTCCGGCTCTCGGAGCAACTCCTCTACTTCCTCGTCCGTGAAGCCGACCAGATCGAGATTGAACTCGTCCTCCTGCAGCGATTCGAGTTCGACGCGCAGCATCTCT